GCGTGACATCCTTTTAATTATACACTGTTCTTTTTAGTTTGTAAACCCAACTGCTTCTCAGCCATAAGCCCATCGTTCTTAAATTTATTCAACTTTACCCAAAGGTTTGCCATGCCCCTAAGTATGCCAGACCGCCATACTCTATCTAATGCTATGGCCTCAGTAGTTTTATCCGATACACCTGGGGCCCAGGCAAGTCCAGCTTCTAACTGTGCAATGTCCTCTTCAAGTGCAGGCACGAGTACATCTTTAAAGAACGGGTTGTCCCGCATTAAACGCACAGCTTGTGCGCCTTGCTCTACCATTATCTCCAACTGCTCATCTGTATATTGCACAGCCATTATTCCTCCAGGGGCATTTCTGAGCCCGAACCATTATTCGCGCCAGCCACTACATTTGCATTGACAGACTGACTCCCCAGACCCCCGCCAGCCTGCATCGACGGAGGTCCTCCCATTCCTTCAGGGTCCTGCGCGGTCTCGGAAGCTTGTTTAGCCATCGCGACCTCATCTATATTTTCCATATAGAGTTTAACCATATCCATAGTCTCTTGTATATGGGCGTCTTGTATAGCAACCACTTCAGGAGGCACTTGCCCCGAAGTCACAGCATCCATGAACTCAGGTTTATTCCGTTGCTGGGTGTGTGCAATCAAGTGCTCGATGAAGTTTTCACGCGGGTTTACCTTAGGCGGCATTCCTTGCAGCATCATGTCAAACTCCTGTTGAGGAGAAAGGATACCATTAGGCAGCGCAATAATAGAATTAATATCTTGCACACCAAACGCCGCAAGGTTCTGTTCGAATAACTTATCTAATGCTACCCGTTTAAGTTCAGGGTCTTTCGACATCATTCTGTTATTCTCGTATTTCAACCCTTGGTCAAACAACACCATAAGTTGGTTACGCTGCACAGCGGCATCCCCAAAGCTAGGATCAGTTGACTGCATAAACAGAAAACCTTGCCCACCAGAATCAAAGTCTTCCCTACGATACTGTTCCGCCTTAAACACACCTTCCTGGAACGTACCCATCGGCATGTCATCAAACATGAACTGCTGGAACATCCAATACATTATCTGCATTTGCTTGGTTAAATACGCAAGCCCAGTCATAGACATGATTTCAAAACGTCTAGCAAAAGACGATTGAATTTCCATCAAACCACCATACGTCTTATGGTACGCTTTCGTACCCATTGACCCAGGGGTCAAGTCACTAATAGAAATAGTCTTTTCTATTTTCCCCATGGTCTGACTTTCCATGTTAATCATCGATGCAGTGACGTCTTGATGGTCAACTACACCAAACGCAGCATTGACGTTACCACCTGCAAGTAGATTCGCACGGATTTTCCCGCCAGCACGAGGTGTAAAGTCATCCGGGTACTTTATCACAGCCTCATCATACACAACCATCTTGTTAATGGTACGAATCCAATTCTGAAAGGACATATTGTGAATGTCATTGATCTCAAACAGCAGCTCAAGAATAGGTTCTATGATACCAGTACCAAACAAGTTCTCTTTATCTTGCGTGTACACACGAAGTTGCACAGGCATTACAGGATAATGGTATACTTCAGCAATAGCATGTATAAGGAACTTACCGTTAGCTACAGTAAGAATCGTATTATCTTTTTGGAATGTGCGCGTTATATACACAGACGGTTCATCACTATCCCCACCAACATTATTATCCCGTCCAGCTATTATTTGAGAAATGTCTTCACCTGTGCCTAACTCTGGACACTCAGGTTTAATCTTAGACTTTTTGCCTTCTACAGACGCCAAGAGCTCCGACAAGTCATACAATGGTTTCTTTTCCCTAGTCTCAGGATCAAGGTATACCGCTTTTTCAAGGTCTGCGATCGATACCACACCCTCAGCTTCAATCACCCATGACATACTTTCAAACTTCTTAATGCCCGGCTCAGGGAACATCGAGAATATAGACGGAAAGCGTGTATGAAATCCAATCTGTGCAGGGAACTCTTTTGCAACCTCTTTAGGTTTGTTAATTTTAAGTACTTCCTTAACCATCTGCACTGCTTTACCTAAAAATGGCACAGGGTACTCAATCTCTTCTTCTTCTTCTACATTCTTCCATTCTTTGCCCATCAACCAATCATTCTTCCAGCTATAAATCTCCCACGCGTTACCAGTAATGACATACTCCCGTTCAGATGCAATACGGTCAAGTCTATAGTCACTCCCACCAAAATAGTCTTTGCACGCATTGTAGAACTTAGTCGCATTCTCTGCATACTTCGAAGCTTTCGCCCTAACCGACACCGGAAGTTTCTGCAGTATAGGAATAGCCAAGCGGGCTACCGCATCTTCCACAATGCCATACGCAATAGGTATAAGCATATTAGGCTCATCCGTGTCTGCGGCAGCCTCTTTGATAGAATGATACATCTTATAAAAAATCTTCCACTTGTCAAAGTAGGAAGAATAGAATTTAGCACTAGAGGTTAATCTCTTCTGTTGTTTTGCGACTAATGCTTTCTTTGCATCGTCGGAAAGTTCAAGTAAAAGGTTCTTCATTTAATATCTCCAAGGGCTTTCTTCGCTTTAAGCTTATACTCATGCCATTTGTTCACAATGCGATTAGTCTCAGCCGGGTCTTTTACCAAGGCATCAGTATCACACTGGTGCTTCTTATGCGCCACAGAGAAAATCCTAAACTTCTTTTGCTCTACAGTGAGGCCAAGCATTGCAGCTGGGTTAGCTTTAAGGGTAAGGGAAAACTTCTCACCACAGTTATTACACGTGCAGTGCGCAACTATCCTGTCTTTGTACTCCCATACATCTGCCTCGTAAAAACTTTTCGGAGTGGGTTTAAACAGTTTCATATTATTCTCTCCCTGGGTACACTGGCCGTTTGTAGAATACAGGGCGTTCTAGCGCCGGTTCTATATATTGAGGATTCATTATACATAAGTATCTTAGCAAATCTGGAAAGTCTTTGTAAATCAATTGGGGGGTCTCAGACAAGCCTTTTATCTCACTCTTTTCCTCTTTCCATGCGTAATGGGTCATTCCATAGATGTGATTCACACAGTGCTTCATGAAGTAGAGCTTAGGCCTAATACCTTTTGCAGGATCCCCAAGAAAATGCTTAACCGCAATGTGCCCATCTTGTATTTTATCAATAGGTAGCCCAAAATTAAGTGGATACGAATTTACAGGGTCGTTTCCCCAAGTCCATAAGGTCTGCCTAAGGGTCATTTTCGTAGCAAAGTTCTGGGTTTGCCCAAAATTAGGGTCAATCCATCTAATATCTGCAGGTTTTCCAAACCCTGCCATCTCCGTAGCCTTCATCATCTCTGCATAAACGTCAGGTCCCCACGAAAATGACGACATTTTGTGGAAAAGTGGGTGCCCTTCGTCAGGAAACTCCCCCATTACTACAATGTCTTGATTGGGAAACACTGCGTACCAGCCAACTGCCCAAGGTTTTCTATCATGAGGGTCAATAACACATGTTAGCGTGTATTTTCCATCCTTCATGCACTGTGCATGGTACGGTTCTAAGGTCTCAATCTCATGGACAAGAGGGTCGTAAGTCTTGTAAATCCGTCCTTGAAGTCTTCCAAACGTTCCTTTCTCACGTAACTCTCTTTCCTCATCAGAGTATTGCGAGATAACAATTTCAATTGCTTCTCGACTAAGCTGCCCGCCAGGTTTTTCGTCGCAGTTGTCCCAAATATCGCCTCGTACATGATTAATCTTCCCCACTACCTTGCCATCTTTATTCTTTAACACCCCCACATCGATGTACTCATCCAAGATCCAAGGTGCAAAATTAAGCGGAGTCATCTCCATGATTGTCATGCCACCCGCACGAAGGCGGGCTAGGTTCTCATTGAACAACTTTCTAGGAGGTGGCTCCGAATAAAGCAGTAGCCCTTTAGTTTCACCGGCCGCTTGCTGGGCATCTTGGTCATATGTCATTACGTCCCAGGTCCAACCAGTGTTCGTGTAGCCACTGCATTTAAAGTTCTTATGGTTCTTACTTTGTTTGTACTGTCCCTTAGGAAACAGCTTAGCAATCAGCCCTTGCATTACATCTTCGTCCCCTAAAAGACTCTCAGGTGCACTCAACCGCATGCTTTTAGGCCATCTTTTAGGCCAGTTTGAGAAGATCCCACCTTGGAATAGTTTATTCTTCGTGCCAAACATTATAGCACTCAGTATAGAAATCAGTAGATGTGTTTTACCCGTGCCGTTACCAAACGTGAGGATATTCATTGGATCCCCACGTTTAATTACTTCAATCGCTCTGCACTGCGCAGGATTATGACTCGGCACTGTTCTAGCGTACGCAAGCGGGTCAGCTTGCATACGCAGAATCAGTTCTGCCCGTGCTTCGTCAAGAGAAGGCATTAGGGAGTAATATTACCCTTCGTGCTATTCTTTATAATCACAAGTAACTCTTCATCTGAGAGGTCACTCAGTTCGGTCTTCCTGGTAATATCCAGCGAATCCACAAAGAGCTTCAGGTTCTTACCCAGTAATTCAAGCGCGCGGTTCGCACCCGCCGAGTCTGCCACGCCACCCTTTTCAATTATCGTCCCATCCAACGCCACTTCAGTCTTCTTCACCTTACACGCATCCGCCACTTCTTTAAGACTTCCAAGTATA